TACCGTCCCGGTAATCGCCTTCATCGACAGGTGCGATAGATCGGGCGTACTGCACACCCTGACGGGCAACAGCGATTTTGTAGGCGACGATCTCGTCGTCTCCCTCCAAGGCGTCGTTGATGTCAGCCTGGGGGATGAAGTCAGTCAGCTTCGCCATCGGACTCACCAGTACGACGACGAGAACGGCGAGAAGGCTTTTCGGGCTCGGGATCAACATGGATTGGCTCCATGTCTTCAGCGACCTCAGCCACTTCAGGCATCCGCAGGATGCCGTCTAGTACCGTCCCGGTCTTGCCGGTAATCCCAGTGCGGTAGGGCTCCAGGCAACCCGACTCCACCAAAGGTGCGGCGGTCTCATCGTCCACCACGATCGGCTGCACTGTGGGGCGCGCGTAATGCAACTTCCCCACCACGCACGGCGAAACAACGTTGTAATAGCCCACGATCAGCTCCTACTCGGGGTAATACTCAGAGTCGATGGTGACGACGAATGGTTCTTCGAAGTCCTCGAATTGCTTCGGGCCGCCGAAGATGTGGAACGTCTTGCCACCCTCCGTGAACCGCCCGGTTGACTTTGCCGCCGTCACAGCAGCCACCGGCGGGCACGTGGACCGCCACATCTGCTTGGCCACATCGCCATATGCCTCAGCGGCTTCCGTTACGCTCAGTGGTCGGTGGTAGCAGCCCGTCACATCCTCAGTGCCTTCGGTCAGGATCTCCTGGCCGAAGTCGTCAAACACACCAGTGCCAGTAGCGACGACGAACGTCAGGGTTTGACTGCCGAACGTGTCGCTCACGCGAACCCCGACGGTACTAGTTGGTAGTGGTCGAGGATCGACTCCACAGAGGTGATAGCCCGGTCAGCGGCAGCGCTCCAGTCGACCCACTCGTACTCAACGACGTCGACCTTCTTCCGAACAAGATCCTCGCTAGACCGGTTGCCGGACTGCTGTTCCCGCGACATCCGGTCCACCATCAACAGAATCGCGCGCCGCCAGTCCGCAGCCTCAGCCTCAGTGAAGCCGTGCGTGTACGTGACGGTGATCCCGTCGTACTCCGCCGTCCAACGAGTGTCCTTGCGGTAGATCATCCGCGGCGTGTTGGCTGACACCACATAGTTTGTTGGGTCAATGGTGGCGCCGTTCTCAACAACCGACGCCACCGACCCGATCTTTCCGGTGGGCAGAAACAGTTCTCTGCCGCCCGGGCCGTCGAGGGTGACCACGTCATCCACGACGACCGGCGACACGTGTTGCCCAACGTAGTTGCGTGCTCTCACCAGCGCGGCATCGAGAATGTCTTGCACCACGGGATCTGAGGCCAAAAGCCTCCCCCTGGTGAAGGTCTCGACATCCGCGACAGTGAGTTCAGCCACCGGTTAGTCGTCCTGCTTATTGGCAGGCGGACGTCCCGGACGGCGCCGCTGCTCCTCATTACCAGTCGGCGCGGGGCGCGTCTCCACCTTCTCGCCAACTGGCTCAGCCTTGGCCATGACAACTTTCTCGGCGCGGCCGGCAGCAATCAAATCTTGCGCGACAACTTCGGGAAGATTGACCACGGCACCGACGGCCGGCCACTCCGCCAGTGGCCCACCATCGAAACTGACATAGCCAGTAGGGCGCACCTTGATCCGAACCTTCATGGGTGAAACTCCGTTCGTTCCAGCCACCTTGGCGGGGACAGCGCAATGCCATCCCCGCCAAGATGATCAGGTTGAGTGATCAGGCCGCCGGATGCAGGAGGTGCTTGACAGCGTTCGGGTCGACGCCGACAGCACCGCAACGGACGATCCCACGGAAGGAGATCTGATCGTTGCCGAACTTGTACTCATCCGACCGCTCGAACCGCAGCCCGCCCGCGATACGGACAATCAGAGCCGACATGTCGCCGAAGAACAGCGACTTTGCGTTAGCCGCAGGTGCGGCGATCTGCGGCACGGTGTACACCGGCTTGCCAACCAGAAGGTCGGGATCGCCAGCGGTCAGAGCAGGCTGCCACACCGAAGTGCCGTCGCTACCCTTCAGCGAGCGGATCAGCGCCGCAGTCGGGTCAGCCATCACCCACGACGCCATCGCCCGATACTCCGGGAGCACCGAATGGAACAGCTTGTAGAGCAGATCGGTGCCCTCGCCAACCGTGGTCTGATCACCGAAGCCAGTCAGCACACCAGCCGGGGCGGTGACACCCGCAGTGGTGAACGATGCAATCAGACCCGCAGCCGCGACCTGCGACACCCTACGGCCGAGTTGACGGCCAGCGTTCCTCGCCAGGTAACCCTCCAGGTCGAACGTGGCATCAGACACCAGTTCAGACGGCACATCGGTGATGAAGCCGTACTTGGCGACCGTGCTGTCCACCGTCGTGATCGTCGAATCAGACTCGACAATCGGGTCGTGCGCGGCCAGAGCGGTGTTGTCAGTCGCCGCGTGGGCGGTCGCCACCGGGAAAGGCAGCGTGTTGCCATCCGCAGTGTTGATGATGTCCACACCGGACTGCAGGATCTGCCCGACATGCACGGCGTACTCCCACAGCTGCGCCGAAACGCTGTTGGGGCCAACACCGCCCGTAGCGGACATGTCGCGCTGCTCACCGCGGATGATCTGTCGGAGCTGATACCCGCTCGGATTCGGCAACTGGTAGCCATCACCGGGGCGGGCGGCACGAGCCCACACACCCAGACCCGATTCCGGGTCTCCGCCGTCGCGGCGTTCCGGACCCTGCCCGGTGGTCTTACGGAACGACTCTTCGAGTTCCTGCGCCTTCTGCTCGCCCTCGTGGATCGCCTTGGCGCGCTCGTGCAGCTTGTTGGCCTCGGCGATCATCTGGTCGAAAGAGGTCTGCTCTTCGACCGTCAGGTCGCGATCCTCAGCGACGCCACGCTGGGCGGTCTCCTGAGCCTTGGTGATAAGCGCCGCGCGGCGCTCCATCAGTTCGTCAGCCAAAGACTTGGCCATGGTTAACCCTCCTTGGGGTCTCGGTTTTGATGGTTTTTGGTGAATTGCTGTCGACCCCGGTGGGTTTGGCCCTGCCGGCGATATTCAGTTAGCGGTCTCACCCGCGAGGTGGGTTACCCTGCCTCATCGGGCTACTGCCGTGGAAAAACTCAGAGACGCTGATCGATGTTGAGATCCAGCGCCTTACCCAACGCCAGATGCGCAGAGCGGCGTGGAGCTGACGGCGACTTATCGGTACGCCGGAAAAACTTGCCCAGGTCACCGTCTGCGGCGAGCTTTCGAACTTCATCGACCGACGCATCGAACTTACGGGCCAGGGAGCGAAGGCCAGTCGACGTGTCGAGGTATGCGGGAGTGTTCACCGGCGCCACGTCGATCAGGCGCGCCGCGACGAGAGTCCGCATCGGGAACCCCTGATCATTGGTGCTCCAGTCGTCCTCGATCGTGATGAACGCGAACGACGACTTGCTCACGTCATTGCGTTGCACCAGCTCGAACACGTCAGAACGAGATGTCGGCAGGTCGACGTCATAGATCAGGCCGATGTCATCGAGGGCGCAGCGCAGTGTTCCCGCGTTCGTGGTTCCCAGAACGAAATTGTCGTCGTGGTTGTATCGTGCGATGACATCAGGCCATCCGTCACCGGCCGACTTGTTGAAGGCCCGACCGTCGATCCTCTCAACGAAACCGCCGAGATTCTGCGACATCTTGTTGAACTTGGCGGCATAGCCGCCGATTGTCATTTTTTCGTTCGAGCCGGCGCGGACTTCCACCCGAACCGACGTGAACCGCCGCTCTGCGTCGGTCATGGCGTTTCTCCTTCTCTGTTGACCGGCCCTGCTATTGGTGAGGGCACGTTGTGGTAATCGCCGCCGTCCACTGAGGGTTCGTCCTCCAGCGCGCGGGCCTCATTGACGGACTTGCGGCCGTCCTTGATCTGCGCACCCAACACCTCGGTGCGAGTCTTGATATCGATGCGGATCGTGGCATCGATGTTCAATTTCACGAACTGCGGCCCTGGCAGAAGGCGATCTATCGCCTTCTCGATCCGCACAATGTACGGGCGCATGTTCGCCGCCCGGTTGATCTGCCGGGACTCCTGATTCGAGTAGGTCAGCGAATTCGCCGCCTCCCC